TAAGTCAGGAACAATTCTTGAAGGTGAGCAATCTCCTCTAAGTATTGAATCAGATAGAAACATCTTATCTAAGCAAGATGTTATGTCTGTTGATTACCATAGTGCTTATCACGTTATGGGAACTAAGTGGACATCTGCTACTGATAACCCAACTAACGCACAGTTAGCTAACGATAACAACTGGTCAATCACATACGATGCTGATTTAATTCCTATAGTTGAACTCATCGTTAACTCACCACTTGATACTGGTACTAATCCTTAGTACGATTAGTATGATCTGCAAAGAAACCTCATCAATTATTGGTGGGGTTTTTTCTTTACGCTACAATAAAATTAAAATTACTTTCTTATCGTGGCAGCTACTATAAACGCAACAATAAAAGGAGAAAATGCTAATAGTTATGTCACATTGACAGAAGCTAATAGTTATTTTGAGACAGTTCCAGATTCTTCTACTTGGACAAATAAAACAGACGATCAAAAAAATAGAGCTTTGATATCAGCAACAAGATGGATAGATAGTTTTGTATTCTATGGAGATAGATGTGATGATGGTCAGGCACTTAAGTTTCCAAGAAATAATTACCAAGTAGATGGAGTTGAACTAGCTTGTTCTACAATTCCATTAAATATTAAGTATGCACAGTATGAATTAGCTAGAGCTTTGGCAAATGATACTGATGCAATAACAGGCACTACAGGTAAAGATGGTAATTTTGAAGAAGTTAAATTAGGAGATATTCAGGTTAAATATAATACTGATAGTCAGGGTACTGGAGCTATAAATAATATTATGGATGTATATCCTTGGTTACAAAGTTATCTTGGAGCATATATGCTAGGTGGAGCAGGTGCTTTTCAGATGAGGGTAGTTAGAGGCTAATGGCAGGACAACTTGACTCATTACTAAAAAGCGTTGCTAAAGATATAGTTGCAACTTTAGGAGATTCTCTTGATACAACTATTACTTATATAAAGAAGGGAATATCTAGTTACAACGTAGAAACAGGAAAGCAGGTAACAATAAATACTACATATTCAAATATAAAAGTACCGATTGAATTTATTAAGTCTGAAGATGATGAAGGTAAAGAGATTAGACAGGCAAAATTGTATATTACTCCCGATTTGATTGGTAATAATCAAGTTGATTTTGATGATGAGATACAGCTTACATATGCGGGAGAGACAAGAACTGCACAGATTTACGATATAGATACTAGAAGAGGTGGACAGGTTTATCTATTTACAATATTGGTGCGATTCTAATGGCTAAAGATTTTTTAAAAGAAGATCCAATAAAAGATTTGAATGCTCAACTAAATGCTGATTTTAATAAACTTGTACGAAAAGTACATCGAAGTTTATCTACAAAGAAGAGAAGTCCTGTCTATACTGGATTTTTTGCATCTAGTTGGAAAGCACAAACTATGGGCGTAAAAGCGAAAGATGATGTATATAAATTTCAACCTTGGGCTAATTTGGCAAGAGAAGGTAAAAAGAAAAAACCTACACCTAAAATTCAACCAAGATTTAAAGTTGATAAGACATTTAATTATAAACGACCAGTTTTCATTGGAAATAGAGCTAAATATGCAGCTTACGCTTTAGAAGGAGGTAAAGTTCAATATTTTATACAGGGAGAACTTGGAAAACTTATAAAGGAAACAATGAAAGAAGGTAAACTATTTATAGCATCAAGGCAGACAAAAGGCTTGTCTAGTGAAGGAACAGGTGGACAGGCTTACACTGAGTTTTAATTATGACTTTAGTAAAAACAAGAGCAGCATTTGAAAAGGCAGTTACAGATGCAGTAACAGACGTAGATCCAACTGTTTCTATGGTTTATGACAATGTTACTTTTACGACTTCAGGTAAGACTAAAAAATATGTAATGATGATGATAAATTACACAGCTTCTACATTACAAAATCAAGGAGCAAGTTCAGATTTTTATTCAGGTGTTATTCAATGTAATATTTACGTTCCAAAAAGTAAAGGAACAAGTCAACTGTCTGCGATAGCAGAAGCAGTAATTGATGGTTTAACTTCTGTAAATGCTTCTACTTATGTTGATACTTTTAGTGTAAAACCAAGAGTACAGGATATAAATGGCCCTACAATGCTTGAAATTGAAGATAGAAGTCATTTTGTTGGTGTAATATCTTGCCAATTCTCAGCCAATGCCTAGTATAATAAAGTAGCAATACTTATTTTATGACTAGAGCAATTGAACTTTTAAAAAATAGTTTTGGTGTTAGCCAACTATATCAACATGATGTAATTAAAGATGGAAATATTATATTTAGTGTTTATTGGCATCCACTTACTATTGCTGAAAGAGAATCAATAACTAAAAAATCAAATACTAATGACACTAATGATTTTGCTTTGATGTTAATGATTGAAAAAGCATTAGATAAAGATGGTAACAAACTTTTTCAAGATGGGGACAAAGCATCTCTAAGAAGAGAAGTAGAAGCAAATATTTTACAAGAAATACAATTAGCAATGATAGAAGCTGGTCAGACTAAGGGGGTAGTAGAGGCTAAAGCCGAATTGAAAAGCGAATAATGATTGGAAATTTATTTTTTCATTAGCAAAAGAATTAGGAAAAACTGTTGCTGAATTATCGGAGACTCTAACTGTAGAAGAAATGATAGGTTGGGCTGCTTATGCAGAAATTGAACATGAAGAACTTAAAAAACAACAAGAACTAGCACAAAGAGGTAGTGCTTTGAAAGGGAAAAGAGGTAGAATGAGATAAATGTTTTGATTTAGCAGTGCCTAATTACGAAGTTAATTTACAGTTAGCTCTTAAGGGTGCAACAGAGGCAGCACAAAAAATAAAAGATCTTAGAAAAAATACAAAAGAATTAGATAAAGATATAAACAGATTTAATAGATCAGTTAATAAGAGCATGGGGAGAAAGAAAGGAGAAGGTAGTTTCGTTTATAGTTTTCAAACTTTATCAAAAGAAGTCAATAGTGCCAGAGCAGCGTTAAATAAAGCTGCGATTGGGACAGAAGAATTTAATAAAGCAATAAAAAATGTAGTAGAAGTTGAAGAAACATATAATGATGAATTAAAGAAAAGAGATCGTGCATTAAGGATACAAAGAATTGCACAACAAAAAGGTATTTCTCTTACTAAGGCTGAAATAGAACTTGAAAAACAATTAGCTTTAGCAAAAGAAAAAACTGCTAGAAAAGAAAGAAACAAAAGATTTGGTCAAACTATTTCTAGTGCTGCTATTGGTGGAGCTTTTCCGTTATTATTTGGACAAACGGGCGCAGCAGCAGTTGGTGGTGGACTTGGTGGTTTAGCCGGTGGTGCGATTGGAGGACAGTTTGGTTTTGCTTTATCCATTGTTGGTACAGCTTTAGGTGCTGCTATTGATAAAAATGATAAATTTAATCAATCTTTAGCTGCTTTAAATGTTCAGTTTACAAATGTTAGTGGTGGTGCTCAACTTACAGCAGAAGATATTGATAAAGTTGCTAAACGGCTAAGAATTACAAAGGAAGAGGCTTTTGGAGTATTAGGAGCATTTTCACAATTTGGTTCTGGAAGTATTGCAAAATCTCTCACAGAAATTTTCGGTTCAGATGCAGGTGCTTTTGGAGGAATAGCAGGTGCGTCAAGACAAGCTCAATTAGCTAATCAGATTTTTGAAGCTCGTCAAAAAATTGGTATTGAAAGAGCCATTGAATTACAACAACAAAATTTATCTAATAAAGCTGGTGTTGTTGAATTAGCTTTAGCTGAAGCTAGAGCACAAGCAGAAAATGATATTGCCGTAGCTCAAGCAAAACAGATTAAGTTTTCAGATAGAGCTAAAACATTTTTTGAAGAATATCTTTTAGGTACAGGAGGAATGGATGCCTCTAGATACGGGGAAGGTAGAGCCGATAAATTAAATAAAGAATTTGAAGCAAATAGAGAAAAAAGGCTTGAAAACTTTACAAAAGCACTTGAAAAATACAGAGAACTACTTGGACTAACTAATGAAGCTCAAGGTCAATTTGGGCAATCTGGAACTTTAGCTTTTTCTGCTATTGAGGATAAAGTAAAAGATTTACAAGATGAAATGAAGATGTTAACAAATCCAATTTATCAAGTAATAAGCTTATCAGAATCAATGGCTAGTTCTTTTGAACAATCATTTAAAGGAATAATTACAGGTTCAATGACAGCACAAGAAGCTTTAAGAAATTTATTCCAACGAACAGCAGATCATTTTGCAGATATGGCTGCCAAGATGATTGCAAAACAAATACAGATGCAAATTTTAGGAATTGGATTTAATTTTTTTGGGCATAATTTTGGAAGTAATCCTTATAATGTAAAATCTGGTCAAAGTTTATATGATGTAGCAACACCAAGTCGATTTACAACTAAATTTGACCCTAGCATGAAAAGAGCTAATGGAGGCCCAGTAACAGGTGGTAGCAGTTATTTAGTAGGAGAACGTGGCCCAGAATTATTTACTCCTGGTAGATCAGGAATGATTACATCAAATGAAAACCTTGGTTCAACAAATATCGTAGTAAATGTAGATGCTTCTGGTTCTTCTGTTGAAGGTGATGGTCAACAAGGCGAACAGTTAGGTGCACTTTTAGCAACTACAATTAGAAGTACAATTATTGAAGAGCAAAGACCAGGAGGATTATTAAGTTAAATGGCTACTTTTCCAAACATACAGCCAAGTCTACCTTTAGTTAAAAGAGAGCAACCTAATGTAAGGACTACAAAATTAGGTGATGGTTATGAAAACAGAGTTATTTTTGGTTTACCGACACAACAAAATCCCAATATATTAAATTTAACTTTTAAAAATATTACACACGCAAACGCTAAAACTATAGATGCGTTTTTAAGGTCGCAATCTTTATTAGGTGCAAGTTTTAATTTCACACCTCCTTTAGAAGGTTCATCTGTAAAGAGTAGTATTGCTGTTAGTATTCCTAATAATTCCGATATAGCAACAGTTACATCTAATAATCATGGTATTGCATTAAATGATTTTATAGAAATAACAGCTAGTAACAATGAACCAAGATTAGCTTTAGGAAATTATCTCGTAAAAACATATACAGATACAAATACTTTTAAAATAAAAACAAGTACAAATAGCACAGGTAGCACAGTAAATGTAGTGATTTCATATTTATCTTCTGGGGTAGGCAAATATGTCTGTGATCAATGGAACGTTGATACTAATTATTCTAATACTGCCACAGTTCAAGCACAATTTAGACAAGTATTTGAACCATAATGACAATTCCAGTATCAGATTTACAGGAACTTAATAATATATCAATTATCGAAATGTATTCTTTGGAGTTGCAACCAAATTTACATTATGTTCCTGCTGATATTGTTATGGATTATCAGCAATCAGGTAATGTTATTACAATAACTGCACCAGATGCTAGCTCAATGCCAAGTGTAGGTGATCTTGTAAATTTAAAATTTGAAGAGTTACTAGCTAATGGAAATGAAGCTGTAAATATGATTGATACTTTTTATACTGTTGCTACTGTGCCATCTACTACTACATTTACAGTAAAATCATTAACTAGCCAATCTGTATCAAGTCAAACTGATAGGGTAACTTTTAAAAAATCAAGCACAAATGTTCCAATCACATTTTTATTTTACTCAGGAGTTAATTTAAAAGATTCACAAAGTATTGTATGGCAGGGAAATACTTACGATAAATTTCCATGTTCTGCTGAAGGTTATACTTATTCAACTAACGGTGCATTACCACGACCAAAAATTGCTTTCTCTAATATTTTTGGAAATATCACTTCTTTTTTAGATACTTATAATATTTTTACTGTTGGAGGTTTTAGTTGTCCTATAAATTTAGGTGGTGCAAAACTTATAAGACATAGAACATTAGCTAAGCATTTAGATAATATAAATTTTTTAAATAATGTAAATCCGTATAACGACAACGATCCTGATCCGTCAGCCGAGTTTGATAAAGAGATATATTTTGTCGAAAGATTAATTTCTGAAGATCGTGAAATTGCTTCATTTGAATTAATCTCAACTTTTGATTTAATAGGAGTAACCGCACCATCAAAACTTGCAACTGTTCATGATTTTCCAGGTATCGGTAAATTTATAAATCAATGAGTTGGAAACAAGATGCTAAAAAATATTCTTTTGATATGCTTCCAAAAGAAGCTTGTGGTTTAATAGCAATTATTGGCGGAAAGGAAGAATTTTACCCTTGTAAGAATATTGCAGATTCTACAATGGAGTTTTTTGCTATAGATCCCGATGATTACGCAAAATGTGAAGATACTGGCGAAATCATAGGAGTATTTCATTCTCATCCTAATTCAGTGTCTTCTCCTTCAGAAGCAGATATTTTAAGTTGTAATTATCTTAAATTAAGTTGGCATATTTATAGTCCACAATATGATTCTTGGTCAAAGATAGAGCCTGAAGAAAATGTACAAAATCCATTAATAGGTAGAAAGTTTGTTTGGGGCGTACAGGATTGTTGGGCATTGATAAAAGATTGGTACGACTCTAATAAGAATATAAAATTAAAAGAATGGCAAAGACCAAAATCTTTGAAAGAGTTTGAAAAAAATCCATTATTTGAAATTTGTGCAGAAAAAACTGGTTTCAAAGAAATAACTGATGGTACATTACTGGTAGGGGATGTTTTGTTAATGGAAGGAATGTATAAAAGGTTAAACCATGTAGCTTTGTATATAGGAGATAACACAATTTTGCATCATAGTATTGGTAAATTAAGTTGCAGAGAATTATATGATTTAGAATATCAACAGTTAACAAAAAAAATATATAGATATGCTTACTAGGAAATTAAAAGTATATGGATTATTAAGAAAATTTTGTGGGCAATCTTATTTTGATGTTGTTGTTAAAAATCCACAACAGGCAATAAATTTTTTAAAAGCAAACTTTCCAGAGCTTGAAAAGCACATGGCTAATCAAGTCTATAAGGTAAAAATAAATGGCAAAGATATTGATGATATGTCTTTAAATGTAGCTGGCGATATTCAAGTAATTCCAGTAGTTATTGGTGCTGGAAGAACTCTTAACAATATAGCAAAGTTTATTGTAGGCGCTGTAGTTTATTACTATACTGGTGGATTTGCTGCTCTAGGTTATGGAGCAGCACCACAATTAGGAGGGTTTCTTGCTAAGAAATTTGTTTCCCAAACTCTACAGTTGATTGGGGCTTCTTTAATGTTCAGTGGAGCGGCTGGACTAATAGGTGGTTCAGAGGATTATGGTGGTCCTACAAATTTTTCTGATACTGATCCTAATTTAAGAGCCTCTTATTCTTTTTCGGGTATAAATAATGTAGCAACTTCTGGAACTCCAATACCTATTTGTTATGGAGAAATTTTAACTGGTTCAATTATTATTTCTTCCGGTGTTGACTCTTTACAAGTTAGACGTACACTTAATTCTAATAATCAAGATATTAAGACTAACAGGTTCTTTTCTAATAATCAGGAGTAAACAAATTAATGGTAAAAATTGTAGGAGATCAGTTTCTTGGTAAACAAAACATACAAAGAAGTGATTCTAATTTAAAAAAAGATGATATAAAAAGTATTCAGTTTGCAAAAATTGTAGATTTATTATGTCATGGAGAAATTGAAGGTATAAAAGCAGGTAATTTTGTTGATGGGGCTTTCGATAATTATCAACAGAATATATTTTTAGATGACACACAAATACAAACAGTAAATGCAAGACAAAATTTTGCAGATGTAAAAACAGATGTAAGGATAGGTACTTCTAATCAGGAAGTATTAAGCATAATAAATGCAATAGAAAACACAACTCCAGTTAGTAGGAATGTTGATAGATCCCCTTTAAATACAACTGTAAACGGTATTTACCTTACAAATAATACACAAAGTCCTAGAGATGTTCTGAATTATCAATCTTCTGACTCAACTTATAGATTAGAAAATAACAGTGTAGAATTACCACCTAAAACAATAGTATTTATATACCCTAGTACTTCACATCTTTTTAAAGTAAATGAGTCTATTAATTTTCAAAATTCAAATCTTAATAATACTCGTACGATTATAAGAATAACTAGAAGAGGTCAAGCAACAAAAACTGGTGACAGTACATCATATAGATATATTTTTTTAGAAAGAAGAGATGGTTTGAAGTTTAATACATCAATGGGTACTATGATCACAAGTCCATTTCCTGGTCAAGCAACTACAAGTGTAGGAGTTTCAGCTACCACATCAAGCCTTACTTCATCTACTGCTAATTTTGACAAGTTAAGAGTTACACTTCAATTTCCAGATTTAAGTATAACAACAACTGAAGGTAAAATTCAGGCAGCATCTGTACATTTTGGAATACAAATAATAGAAAATGATGGCACAACGCATTTTCCATTAATACATGAAAGAGTTAGAGGTATTGCATTAAGAGGTTATACAAAAGATTTTGAAATAGATTTTAGTGCATCAGCTATTGGATCATTTCAAACTGCTAGTCAATCAAATGCAAATAAATTTAAATTTAAGTTTCTTACAGAAAATTTTACAAACACTTTTCAAAGTGGTGATAATGTAATATTTATTTTTAATGATGGTATTTTACAAGGGCAAAAATTTACAGCAAGCATTACTAGTGTAGCTTCTGCCTTTGATGCAAATGGAATAAGTACAACAACTGTTCAAACAAATTTAGATAAGTCATCTTTAAATTTAAATGATTCTGATCTATATAAAAATGCAGGTACTGGTATAGGTATAGAATTTAGTATTACAATTCCTAATCAACTTACAAGTTTTCCTTTAACAATAAAAGTTACAAGAAATTCTTTTGATGAAACAAATGCAAGATTTAGAAATCAAATTATTTTTCAATCATTTACGGAAATAAAAACTGAGACTAGACCTTATAATAATTTTGCTTTAGTTGGTCTTACATTTAATGCTGAACAATTTGGAAAATATCCTACGAGAAAATATTTAGTTCAAGGTACAAAAATAAAAATACCAGCAGCAGATTCTAATGGTAACACTCCTGTAGTTGTAAGAAATCAAACACAAGCCACTGCACTAAATTTAGGAACTTTAAAAAATTTCAATTTCATACACTATCCATCTGGTTATATTTTCAATGGTACGTTAACAACAACAAAATTTTTTACAAACGATCCAGCTTGGATTCTGTATGACTTATTAACAACTGATAAAGGTTTTGGACAGCAGATTAAAGAAGATAGCTTAGATGTTTTTAGTTTCTACGAGGCCTCAAGATATTCTTCAACTCTAATAACTTTATCTGATAGTACAAAAGAACCTAGATTTTCATGTAATGCAATTTTAAATCAACAAAAAGATGCTTATCAAACTATTAGGGATTTCTGTTCAGCGATGAACGCTGTTCCTTTTTACTCTGTAGGTTCTTTAAAAATTTCTCAGGACAGACCAACAGATCCAAGTTATATTTTTAATCTTAGTAATGTGTCTGAAGCAGGTTTTGTATACAATAGCACTGCACAAAAAACTAAATTTACACAATGTACTGTTTCTTATTTTGATAATAATATTCAAGACTTACAAGTTGAAAATGTATTTTTAAAAAATTTGCATACAAATTTAGCGAATGTAGAAAATGCTTTTGGCTTAAATGTAAAAAACTTAAAAACATTTGGTTGTACATCAAGAACACAAGCGATCAGGGCAGCAAAATGGTTTTTACTTACACAATTTTTAGAGGGTGAAATTGTAAGTTTTTCTATAACTGTTGAATCTGGAGTTATTTTAAGACCAGGACAAGTAGTTGCAATTCAAGATCCTTTAAAAATGGGTGATAGAAGAGGAGGGCGTATTGTTTCAGCAACTACAGATAGTAATTCAACTGTAATAACAGTAGATGATGTAGATAATACAAATATTGGTACGACAACAGGATCTAATGTTTTGTTATCAGTAGTTCTTAGTACAGCAAATACAGATTATAACAATAGAAGTGAGGTTCAAACAGCAGAAAAATATATTGAGACAAAAGAAGTTACAGGAATTGACTTAGCTAATAAAACTATTACTACATCACCATTTAGAGTTAATCCGAAAAACAATTCTGTTTTTGTTTTAGATAGACAATCTTCAAATGTATCAGTTTTACCTAAATATAGAATTATAGGTATAGCTGAAGATAACAATGCAGCTACATATAGTGTTACGGCAGTTTTATATAATGAAAATATTTATAGTTTAGTAGAAGATGTTGATAATACTGTTGAAGATATTCCAAAAGAATTAATAAAAATTCCTGAGCCTCCTAAAAATTTAAGTGCAACTGAAAGTATTATTTTACAAAACAATCGAGCAACAGTTCTTATAAATGTAGCTTGGACACCTGTACAGGGTGTTAAAGAATATCTACTCGAATATCAAGTTGATGGAATTGATAATATACAAAGGATAAAAACTTCACAAATAAGTTTTGATATTTTTAATGCAAAAGAAGGTTTATATAGTTTTGCTTTGCGATCTATAAATGCTTTAGGTCAACAAAGTAATGAAACTATAGTGTTTACAAAAACTTTTTTAGGAAAAACAGCAAAACCTGCTGCTGTTCAGAACTTAACAATGGAAATTATAAACGATGAAAATATGTTACTTAAATTCGATAAATCAACTGAAGCTGATGTTACTCATGGTGGAAATGTAATATATCACTATGACAGTGCAACAGATGGTTCTGGCACTTTTAATCCAACTAAAACAGATGTCTTCGATGGAAATTCTACACAGATAATTGTTCCAAAATTAGAAGGTAAACATATGTTGAAGTTTAGAGATGATGGGGGAAGAGATAGTGAGAATGCAACATCAATAATCATAAACTCAAATGCAGGGTCAAATCCAGACTATTTATTTATTGAAGAGACACCAACAGCAATAGTAAAACAAATACTAGAACATAATACTAGTCCAAAATTTAATGGAACAAAAACAGATACTAGTTTTAATTCAACATTAGATGCACTTATATTAGATAGCACTACGATTGAAAATGGAGAAGATAGCGTAACTGCTGTAAAAACTAGTGGTTCTTATGTCTTTGACGGAATATTAGATTTAAAAGCTTCTGCAACTGTTAAGTTAGAAAAAATTTTTAGTAGCATAGGTTTTTTACCAAACACTCAATGGGATTCAAGAATAGGAAATGTAGATACTTTTAGATCATGGGATGCAGATACTAATGAGACTTTTGATGTTAATGGAGTATTGAAAGTACAAACAACAAATGCTGCACCTGCTTCTTCTGCTTATGCCGATTCAGATTTTAATAATCGTGAATTTGTAGAAGTAACAAATACAATGTTTACAGCAAGAGGTTTTAGATTTGTTTTAGATATTGAATCTACTAATCAAAATCAAAATATAAAAATTAAAGAATTAGGCTGCACTGTAAAAATCAAAAGAAGAACAGATAGTAGCACTAGTAAAATTTCTACTTTGAATAATGCTTTAAAAACTGTTACTTTTACAAAAGCATTTTTTAGTGGTGATTCATCACTATCACTTAATAATTTAGTACCTACTGTTGAAATAACTGTATATAATTCTTCTGCTAATGATATTTTATCTGTAACTAATATTACTAATTCAAGTTTTCAAATTGAAATTACAAATGGTGGCTCAAGAGTTGTAAGAGAATTTAATTATATTGCAGTTGGTTATGGTTAAATATCTATATATAATAAAAGAAAAATAAAATGTCAAATACTAACGATTTTGTTATAGCCAATGATTCAGGTCAACAGGTAAGACTTGACATAGAGGATGCGTTTCAACAACTTGCAACAAATAATGCTGGCAGTAATAAACCTACAACTCCTTACAATCATCAATGGTATGCAAACGAAACTACAGGAAAATTAACATTTAAAGATGCTACAACTGGAAATAATGATGCAAATTATTTTAATTTAGCAAACTTAACAGGAGGTCTTTTTGTAGATCAAGCAAGTACTTTTAATGGTGATGTAGTTTTTAAAGGGACTGATTCGAGTGATTCTTTTGATATTACGTTTGATGCTGATAATACAAGTGGAAGAGGAGCCTTAGCTTTTAAAGATGAAGTAAAAATTATATTAGGAACTGGTAATGATTTTGTTGCGACACATCAAGTTGGTGTTAATTCTTTTGTTGCTTTAACTGATTTTCCAACAGTAATGCAAGTAAGAACTGCTGGAGGAAGTGGTGATTGTTTTACTCTACAAACAGTTGGTAGTTCTGGTACTGATACTGCTTATAAAGCACAATTAGATGCAGGTCAAATTTTTAATTTTAATGGTGCAAAGAAATTAGAAACGACTGCTAATGGGATTACTGTTCAAGGAGCAGTTACAACTCAGGATATTAATATGTCTAATTTAAACTCATTGCCTAATGAAGTTGATAATACACAAGGTAGCTGGTCAATACAGGAAGGGTCAGATGATTTGTTTTTAATAAATAGAGTTAGTGGTAAAAAATATAAATTTAATCTTACTGAGGTAACATAAGCTATCCTTAAGATAGTTGGTAGTTTATTATGGCAATTCAACCCGGTACATATAATTTTACGTTACAGCGTAGATCAGATCATAGTATTCCTTTGTTATTTAAGGATGGAAATGATGCAGCTATAAATTTAACAGGATATACAGTAGAAGCACAGGTTTGGGAAGAGACTCGCACCACAAAATATGCAGATTTTGCTGTTACTTATACAGATCGTGCTGCTGGTTCTATTTCAATAGCATTGACAGATACACAGACAGCTACATTTACTCCAGATGTTTTAAAATACGATGTGTTATTAACTGATCCTTCGGGGTCGAAAGAATATTATTTAGAAGGTACTATATTTGTAAGTGAAGGATACACAGCATGACTTCTGTAAACGTTACAACTACAAAAAATACAGTTACCGTAAATGGTGAAACTAGGGTTGTTACTGTAAAAACAGCAGGGCCACAGGGTTCAACTGTATCTGATGGTGATAAAGGTGATGTAACTGTATCAAGTAATGGTACAAATATTGTTGTAAATGCTGGAGCGATAAATAATGCAAAGGTAGCTAGTGATGCTGCTATTGCAGGTACAAAAATTACTCCTAACTTTGGATCGCAAAGCATAAACACTTCTGCAAGTATTGCGTGTGGAAATATAACAATATCAAACGTAAATCCAAAAATATTTTTTACTGATACGAATCATGATTCTGATTTTTCTATAAAAAATAATAATGGTGTTTTTTCTTTTACAGATCAAACAAATAGTGCTGATAGATTAACTATTGCATCTGATGGAACAGTTAATATACCTGGATCAATGACAGTTGAAGGCAACTTCACTGTTAATGGAACGACCACAACGATTGATACGACTACGCTTACAGTTGAAGATAAAAATATTGAACTAGGCAAGGTATCAACTCCTACTGATACTACTGCTGATGGTGGTGGTATTACATTAAAAGGTGCTACAGATAAGACGTTTCAGTGGTTAAATTCTATTGACAGTTGGACAAGTAGTGAGCATATTGCATTGTTGGATAATAAAAAGTTAAAAATAGGAGATTCGCAAGATTTAGAAATTTATCATTCAGGAAGTCAGAGTTATATAAGAGAAGTTGGTGAGGGAAATTTAATATTACAAGGTTCTGCTGGTGTTTATATTGGTCATATTAATAATGAGTATGGAATTGTAGTTACAGAAAACGCTGGTGTTGAACTTAGATACGACAACAGTAAAAAGTTAGACACACAAACTAATGGGGCAAGAATTTATGACAGTCTTGGTATAGGTGCTGATTCAACTTCTACAGCATTGCTTAATCTAAGAACACCAGATGGATCAAGTGGTAACAATACAACAAAAAAAGGAATTATTATAAGAGATGGTGCGTTTTCTGATGGTGAATTAATTGATTGTCGAGATAGTACAGGAAATACATTTTTTAGTGTTGATGGAAGTTTAAATGTAAATCTTACTGACAACCACAAGTTACAACTAGGAGATTCGCAAGATTTACAAATTTTTCACACGGGTTCTGGCTCTGTAATTGATGATGTTGGAACAGGACATTTACACCTTAGACGTAATGGGTCTAACAGAATAAATATAACT